AAGTAATTAAAGGTGCACTTAGCTACGAGTTAGCTAATTTTATATTCAACTATTTCTTACTTAAAAGAGATGCTGTTCAATGGATGTATCAAAACAACATTACATATGATACAGGATTACACGGAACATGGTCTGATCAACAAGTGCCAAACACATATTCTCATTATGCAGATAATGTTATGGAAACATTGTTAGTTAAGATGCTACCAGTCATGGCTAAAGAAACAGGACTTAATTTAGTGCCTACATATTCATATGCTAGGATATACAAAAAAGGTGATATATTAAGACGCCATAAAGATAGACCTTCTTGTGAGATATCTACCACACTTAATTTAGGTGGAGATCCATGGCCTATATTTATCGATGGTACAGGGGCTAATAGCGTTATAGACGAGTATAAACAGATACATAAACCCAATGCCCCAAAGGGCACGAAAGTCTTGCTTGATGTAGGAGATATGCTAGTATATAGTGGTTGTGAACTAGAACATTGGAGAGAACCACTTGAAGGTAATGTCTGTGCGCAGGTATTTCTTCATTATAACCATGTAAATGGTCCTTTTGCTGAAAAGAATAGGTTCGACAAAAGGCCGATGTTAGGTGTTCCACCAATACGGAACATGTAATATAATGAGGTTATATGCTGCAAAAAATAGGATTCCAACCTGGGTTTAATAAACAGATTACAGAAACCACAGCTGAAGGACAATGGGTTGATGGTGACAATGTTAGATTTAGATACGGTACACCTGAAAAAATAGGTGGTTGGGCTCAATTAGGCGAGAACAAGATGACAGGTGCTGCAAGAAAAATGCATCACATTGTTAATAAATCAGGACAAAAATTTTCAATTATTGGTACAAACAGAATTTTATATGCATACAATGGTGGTGTATTTTATGACATTCACCCAATTAAAAATACAACTACACTAACTAGTTGTTTTACTACTACTAATGGTTCAGCAGTTGTTACAATAGCTTTTAGTGGTGCTCACAATATATCAGCAAAAGATATAGTTCTTTTAGATAATTTTTCTACAATTACAAATTCTAATTTTACTGCATCTGATTTTAATGATAAAAAATTCATGGTGACCTCTGTGCCTAATTCTACAAGCATTACAATTACAATGTCTTCAAATGAAAGTGGTAGTGGAGCAAGTTCATCTGGAGGTATTAGAGTTCAACACTATTATCCAGTTGGTCCCGCAGAACAATTACCTGGACTAGGTTGGGGATTAGGTCAATGGAGTGGTACAGTTTCAGGAGAAGCTGTTACTAGTTTAACAAACTCTATTAATTCTTCTCAAACTACAGGTATACAATTAAATGATGCATCGCAGTTTCCAACATCAGGTACAAACTTTGTGCAAATAGGCACAGAAGAAATATCATACACCGGTATATCTTCTAGTGTTTTAACAGGTGTAACAAGAGGTGTTAGAAATACTACAGCTGCGTCTCATAACGCAGGAGTTGCAGTTACAAATAGTTCCGATTATATTGGATGGGGTGAGGCTGCATCAGGAGACTTAGTTATTGATCCAGGTATGTGGTCTATTGATAATTTTGGTGATAAAATTATTGCATTAATACATAATAGTAGTGTTTTTGAATGGGATTCAAATGCAACAAATGCTGTAACTATTAGAGCAACAATTATATCTGGTGCACCTACAGCATCAAGGGATATGTTAGTATCTACACCGGATCGTCACTTAGTATTTTTTGGAACAGAAACAACTATAGGTGATACATCAACACAAGATGAAATGTTTATAAGATTTTCAGATCAAGAAGATATAAATACTTACACACCAACAGCAACTAATACAGCCGGTACACAAAGATTGTCTGATGGTTCAAGAATTGTAGGAGCTGTTAGAGGTAGAGATGCAATGTATATTTGGTCAGATACGTCATTATTTACAATGCGTTTTGTTGGTGCTCCATTTACTTTTGCATTTGCACAAGTTGGAACTAACTGTGGATTGATTGGACAAAACGCTGCATTAGAAGTTGATGGTGCTGCGTACTGGTTTTCAGAAAACGGTTTTTTTAAATACTCTGGTAACTTAGAAACAATGGTTTGTTTGGTAGAAGATTTTGTATTTAATGATTTAAATACTACAGCATCACAATTAATAAATGTTGGATTAAATAATTTGTTTGGTGAAATTACTTGGTTTTATTGTACAGAAAATTCTACTATAATTAATAGATCTGTTACTTATAATTATCAAGACTCTAGACCACAAAGACCTGTGTGGACAACAGGAACACTGGCACGGGGAACATGGCAAGATTCATCAGTATTTGGTTTACCACATGCAACTGATTATGATGCAAGTAGTAATAATTCTTATGATGTTGTTGGCAACACAGATGGGTGCACGACTTATTTTGAACACGAAAAAGGAACTGACGAGGCGTTAGCAACTGGAGTAAATGCAATTACTTCTAGTATTGAATCTGGTGATTTTGATATTACTCAATCAAGATCAATGAGTGGTCAATCAACCGGCATGCCAGATCTTAGAGGAGATGGTGAGTTTATAATGAAGATAAGAAGATTTGTTCCAGACTTTTTGTCACAAACAGGCAGTACACAAGTTACCTTACAATTACGTAATTATCCAAATGATGATTATGCTAGTTCATCTCTTGGACCATTTACAGTTTCGTCATCTACAACTAAAGTAGATACACGTGCAAGAGCTAGAGCTGTTTCTTTAAAAATAGCAAACACAGCTGCATCTCAAAGTTGGAAACTTGGAACATTTAGATTAGATATACAACCGGATGGTAGAAGATAATGGCAAAAATAGTACAAATATTAACAAGACCTAGTGAAGAATATTCTAAACAAACAGCAGATTCGCAGGTTAGGGATCTTGATGCTGTTATACAAAAATTAAACACAACATTTCAACAAGAATTAAAAGATGAGGTAGAAGCGTTTAACTTCTTTTTAAATTAATGGCTAATAGTTTTAAAAATAAAAAAATAGATTTAACTACAACTGATCTTACAACTCTATATACAGTGCCGACTGCAACGACCACTGTTATAAAATCACTGCTGGTAACAGAAGACGCTGGATCAGGAAGCACTATAACTATAACCTTAGTTAATTCTAGTGGAGCTATATTTAATTTGTTTAAAGACAAATCTATTGCATCTAAAGCAACAACAGAACTTTTAACTCAACCATTAGTAATGGAAGAAAGTGAGGTTTTAAAGGTTCAAGCAGCTGATGCAAACGAACTATTTGTAATAGCATCTATTCTAGAAATACAGCCAAGAGAGGTAACAACATAATGAAAGTGCTTTATCCAGAAAAAATTATAGAAACTATTAGTAATCTTGAGACAGGTGAGGTATATAAGAATGATGAAGAATGGAAGTTAAAAGGAATTCCTGAAAAAGATATTAGAAGAGATATTAAAGTAATTATGCCCAGTCTTGATTTATTTGGAGAAACAAAATAATGGCATTAAGTTCATACGATCAGTCAGTATACGATGCAGGGTATAAATTTATACCTCAGAGTCAGTATTTATTAGACCCTTTTCAAATACCTGCAGGTAGTGAAAACACAATACCTACTGGTATAGCTACAACTTATCAAGCACAGAACATGGGTGGTGGAGGTGGAGGATTTAATCCGTACAATGCTGACATGAGTCAGATAAGAACAGACTTTAGGCCTGACTATGATTTTAGAGCTTATCAAGACTTTGGTGTAACAAATCCAGATCAACTTACAACAGCACAGAGAAAAGAGATGGATATGAACCAAGAATATTATTATGACCGCCCTTCTGCAATGCAACAAAAGATAGGTGGTCTAATGAATTTTATTCCAGGTATAGGAACATTAAAAAGAGGTGCTGAGTTTATTGGAGGTTTTCTTAAAGATAAATTACCGATAAACCAAAGAGCTATTTTAGAAAATCAATTAAGAGGTTCTGGTGTTTTGACTGATGACATTGGTAGAATAGTATCTCGTCCAGGTGAGTACAATAC